TCCCAGTAGCGGATCAGGGTTGCCTGCTGCACGTCAGTGGTGGTGGTGAGGTCGTACAGCTTCACCTTGTGGACGCCGGGAGCCGTGACGGTCAGGTCGTACAGCTTCACCTTGTGAATGCCTGTCTCGGCGCGTCCCACCGTCAGGTCGTACAACCTGACCCGCTGGAACTGGTCGGTCCCCACAGTCAGGTCGTACAGCTTGACGATTTGCGCCATGGGTCAGGCCACCTTCCACGTGACGCGCATCGACAGGTCAGTCCAGTCGGTGATCGCCGCAACCTCAGGCTCCGACAAGGTGACCGAAACCGACGCTGGTGTTTCGCTGGTCACGGTGAAGTCGTCGGAACACACGACCGCTGCGCCCTGCAACACCTCGACCCGCATGGGCACCGAAGCCGACCCGGGCCACAGACCCCAGCGCGGCGTCTCGATCACGCTGGTACCCACCGTCAACGGGGGCAGCCGGAACGTGACCGACTCGTTGCTGGCCGAATCCGGGTTCACGAGGTAGCTCGCATCAGACGTGGACAGGGCCTGCGTCAGGGTTGACGCACCCGTCCCGCCCACCGAGATCCCGCCCGTGTTCGACAGCACCGACAGCGGACGCACCAACGACGCGGCGCCAGGCGTGTAACGGCCGATCAGGTCCGTGGCGGGCGCCACATACCCCATCGAGTCGAAGTCGGGCGTGGCGGCGGCGGTGCCGAACTTGCCCACGTAGGCGTACAGCAGGTTCAGGCCCGCACCCGTGTTCAGGTCGGTGGCCGTGTACGTTTCCAGCGCCGTCGTGGAGTCGCCCAGGTACAGGCCCAGCTTCACCGACCCCGTCGACGTGGTGGCGCCACAGGTGAGGGTCACCTCGAGGCGGTACCACGTATCAGCGGCGATGGTGGTCGTTGACGTCCACTTCGCAGGCGTCAAGCCGGACGCATCCGAAAACCTGATCCTCGAGTCGGACTGAATCTCGACGCTCCCGACCCGGACTGGGCCCGCCGCGTGGAACCACATGAGAGCGGCGACGACCCCGGGGGTTGCCCCAGCGAACCGGAAGTATTCCCGGACACCGACGCTGGTCCCCGTCGGGGCGAACCGTGCTCGGCCTTCCGTGCCGGACCCAGCCGACCGGACGCCCCGGGCGCCGTGGAACGCTGATGCGGCGTAGGCGGTGAGGCCCGTCTGCTGGGGCAAGCCGGAAGCGGAAGCGCCCTCGGCGTCAGAGTCGAACGTGTAATCAGCCACAGGGTCTCCTAGGTGGTCTTCGGCCGGACGATGTAGTGCGTCTCAGGGGTGACGCCGGCGGCGGCGATCTGCGACGCCACAGGGGGCCATGTGCCCGTGTACACCCACGGCGACTTGCGCGGGCCACCAGCGACCGCGCGCACGTCGATCGTGGTCGCGTACCCGTCCAGAGCCCAATAGGTGGTGGGGATCACGCGAATGGTCAGGAACCCGTCGATGGACGGGAAAGCCGTGTTGCGGAACGTGCCGCCCACCACACGCAGCCGCCCACCCTGCGGGTTACGGCCACCGGTGGACGAGAAGCCGATGTGCTGCGACACCGAGCCGGACGTGTTCGGGTTGTCCACCGACAGGTCGCAGTCGATGAACTCGACCAGCCCAGCGACCGACTCGAACCCGGCCACAACCGCGTTCGTGGAACCACCCAACGTGGCCCCACCGTTCAAGGCCGGATCAACGTTGCGGTTCCCAACATGGTCGATCTTGCAGCGCACAAACCGGTACGTCCCGAACGTGGCCCGGTTCTCGTCGTTGACGGCGATCCGGGACAGGTTGCAGTGGTGGAACCACGAATCCCGAGCCTCCCACAAGGTCTCGTTGTTGCCCATCACCAAACCGCCACGCCACGGCCGGGCCGGGTCAACCTCGGTCGCGCGGCGCCCGTCGACCTCGCAATGGTCAATCAGGATCGACGGCGAATACTGCGACGTGAGCCCGCCATGTTCGAACGGCGGGGCTGCGTACATCGCGTGAGACGTCCCCACGAACCGGCAGTACGAGAACACGGCCCGCTTGCCCTGCCCCACCTCAATGCCGCCATGAGGGGCAGGCTGGGGGGTGTAGATGCCTTTCGACACGAGGTCGGCGGCCACCGACGTGAGAGCGGGCTGATCCACCGCCCGGAACGTGACGCCCCCGCAGTAGACCGTCGCCCCCTCGCCCACCGGCTGCAGGAGGGCCATCATCATCTTGTTCGGTGCGAACGCCGCGGCCGTCATCGACGACAGGTAGGCCAACTGGGGCGCCGTCATCGACGAATCTTGCTGGATGATGCTGGACGCCGCGCCCGTTCCCAACCAGCCGCGCATGTTGCCGTGGTAGTAGCCGTGGGCAAAGTTCACACTGCCCGACGTGCCCGACAGCCGGAACCCGGACAGGTGGTGCACACCCGACCCGACCCGGATCACCCGCAACCCGTCGCCGGCGTTCGCAGTGTCAAGGCGCTCCTGGAATGTGCCCCCCGACGTGGCGATCGTGTCGATCCGCACACCAGGCGGCCACTCGGCCGTGATGACATCCTCGGTGGTCCCAGCCGCCCACGGCGGATTGGCGTCCGACCATGCCGCGGTCACCGTGGCAGGGATCGACGCCTCAGGTTTCGTGCCGCCGTGCAGCCACTTCGACCGCACACCATCCAAGGTGGCCCACAGTTCGACGTGACGGATCACGACACGTCCATAATCCAGAAGTCGCCCGCCTGTAGCATGGCCGGGTCAGGGTTCGATGTCAGACCGACCCCAACCAGCCGGGCCACCACACCGGGCGCCACCTGCAACGCGTTGCCCAATCCGGCGATCAGGTTGTGTGCGTCGACGATGCCCTGCTCGATGTGCTCGATTGCGGCGGCGGTGATCGGGGTCGACGGGTCGGGACGGTCCCGCCAGTCGGCGTGATAGGGGGTGTAGGTCATGCGAATGCCAGCCTTCCGCCTCGGGTACGTGCCAACTTGGTGAGTTCCTGTTCAACCTCACGCGCGAACGCCAACGGGTCGACGCCCCGGGCGACGGTCGCATGGATGGCGATGGTCGCGCCGCCGAAGCCGCCCGCACCCGTGATCCCGCCACCAGCCATCGCGCCGATCCGGTGCCCGATCTCGCGCCACACCTCAACAGCGCGGGGACGACGCCAATCGTTCGCCAACGGCACGTAGCCCTCGCCCGCGGTTTCCGGCTCGTTGAACTGCACGCCGTCAGCTTGGGAGTAGATGCGCGCGGGACCGTTGATCCCACCAGCGGCCATCGGGCGGATGATGCCACCACGGGCCACGGCGACAGCCGACACGGAACCGCCGCCGGTGGTCAGACGCCACGACGCCGTGCCGGTCGACCTGATCGCAGCCGTGACGGTGACCCGCTTGTCCTTCAGCGCGTCGATCCTCGCCTGCAGGTCAGCGACACCCTTCGTGTCACCCTTCGCCTTCGCCTCAACGACCTTGCCCTTGAGGGACTTGATCTGGGCGTCGATCTTCTTGACCGTCGCGGTCGCCTTGTCGCGGGCCTCGATCGTCGGGTCAGCGTCGGGAATGTCCTTGATGCCCTCGGCGGCATCCCGGGCCTTCTGCGCCACCCCGTGCAGGTCGTCGGCGGCATCCTTCGCCCACCCGAACCCGGGCACCTTGCCGAGCGCACCCAGCATGTCGGCGAGCCCGTCAGTCACCCACGCGAACCCGTTCACGATCCATTTCAGCGCCGGTTGCAGCGCCTCATTCCACAGCCACTTGCCGGCCGCGCCAATCGCCTTGAAAGCGGTGTCGACGGTCTTGCGGAACGTCTCAGACTCCCGGTAGGCATAGATCAGGCCAGCGACCAGCAGACCCACGGCAGCAGCCACCAGCACGAAGGGATTAAGCGCCATGACGGCGTTGACGGCAGCGAACGCCACGGCCACAATCCCCAGACCAGCGGCCAGCGGAATCAGGATGTCGGAGTTCTTGCCCATCCAGTCCACGACCTTCACGGCCACGTCGATCAGCTTCGTGAGGGCGGGCACGAGCTTCTCGCCCACCGACTCCTGCACGTCGCCGAACTTGGTCTTGAGGATGCCCAGCTTGCCGTCGAGCGTCCCTGCTTCCTTCTCGGCGAACCCGCCAACCTTCTCTTTCAGGCCGCCCATGATGATCTCGAAGTTCTTCGCCGGGTCGCCCGTGTCCTTGAACTCGATGCCCAGTTCCTTCATCGCCTTCGCGTTGCCTGCGAGGGCCTTCCCGAGCGTCGCGCCCGCGGCGGGCATGTCCTTGCCGGTGCGCTTGGCGTAGTCGACCATCAGCGGCGTCATGTCGGCGATCTGGTCACCGGTCAGCTTGTAGCGGGCAAGGACAGCCTGAGACGACGCGATGTCGTCGGCGTCCGCGCCGGTCTTGTCTTGGATCGCCTGATTCAGTTGGCGCATCTTGTCGATGGACACGTCCTGAAGCGCCGGGAACCGAGAATAGGCGTCCTCGAGTTCACGCTGAGACTTGTCGGCGTCCTGAAACGCCTTCACCGACTGCACGCCGAACGTGACCGCAGCAGCACCAGCCACCAGCAGTCCGGTCTTCATGGCGCCCGACAGCTTGCCGCTCGACTTGTCGGCCTCGTCGCCCACACCCTTCAGCGCCTTAGACGCGGACTTGTCGACGCCCAGCAGGATCAGCTTCAGTGTGGTGTCAGCCATTGCGTGCCGCCTCTCGTTGAGCGTCGCGCCAGGCGTCGACCATTGCCGCATACCCCAGCCACAGCGACCAGGGGAGGTCCCACACGTTCCAAGGGCTGATGCTCGGGATCAGGTGCGTCAGGTCGAGGATTCGGCCCTCAACCTCGTCCCGAATGTTGACCAAGCCAACTGCACGAGTGCGCGGGGCGGGTGCTACTCGCCCCGAACGGAACCCTTCGGGGAGCCCTTCGGGGCCTTCGCTTTTCCCGGCGTGTGATCCTGCGGTTCAGGGATGAACGCGATCTTGCGCGGCGAAATGTTGACCGACTCCATCAGCCCGACCTTTTCGCCGGACGATGCGCGGGCGGCCCAGATCAGAAGCGCCGTGTAAAAGTAGATCTCCGGGTGATGTTTCCGGTCAGCCTCGGACAACGACTGAAACTCGGTGAACAGCCCTTGAACGTCCTCCCACGTCTTACAGCGGGTCATCAATTGCCCGTCGTAGATCGTGAGTTCGCGCTGCAACGTCATGATGTCGGCCAGCGTCAGATCCTCAATGGACGCGGCCGGGTAGTGCTTCCCATCGACAACGACGATCACGGCAGGTTCAACTCCTTCATGGCGTCGGTCAGGATCAGGTCCAACTTGGCGCGGGCGTCCGGGGGCAGATCCTGGAACGCCTCGGTGTAGGTGCCCTCAGGGACGGACTGGGCAACCCACTTCTTCGCGTTGCCGTAGACCGGGTGCCTCAGCACGCCCGCATCCAGCCCCTTGTAGTTCGCGCCCTTCTTCAGGTTGATTGACGCGCCCTTTGCCAGGATCGACACGGCAGGCTTGCCGGACGCGAGGCGAGCGGCGAGCCCGCCACGCGACGGCATGGAAGCCGAACCCTCGGCCACGACGTGCTGCCCGATCGGCGTGGCAACCTCACGGATGCGCTTGCGGATCGCCCGCGCCACGGCCTTGTCGGCCTGCTTCAAGGCCGCGGCGAACCGGGCGTAATCCTCAGCCGAAATGGTCGGCTGCGACATGTCAGAGGGCAGCGTCGGCGGTACGGGTCACGATGGCGAGATTCGAGGTCAGACCCTCGAACGCCAGATCATGCGTCACGCGCTCGGCCCCGTTCGACGTGGGAAGGTTGCCGTTCAGGCGGACCTCAGGGATGACGACCTGAACCACGTCGGTGCCGTTCGTGAGGGTCACCAGCAGCACCAAGGGAGTGTCTGCGATGATCGCGTCGCGGAACGTCGCGCCTTCGTACTCCACGTTCACGGTGCCCGTGATGGCGCGCAGACCCGGCTTGCGGATCGTCGGGAGCCCGCCAACCTGCGGACCCTCCTTCAGCGCGTTGTCGACGTTCAACCCGAACGACTTCACCGTGGCCAGCGCCGAACCCGTCGCGGACGCCAACACGGTTGCCGTCGCGGCAGTCAGGGTGCCGCCCAAGTAGAACGCCGCGTGAGCGAACGTGAACAGCGACGACGACGCCGGGTAGGACGCCGTTGCCAGCGCGGTGGCGGTGGCTAGCGACTTGCCGACCCAGTTCAGGGTCATGTTGACGATGTTGCCCTCGGGGCAGTTCAGCGCCCACGAGCCGACCTGGCAGCCCGCGTAGGTGTAGGCGGCGACGTTGGTGCCGTCGTACACGCCGTACTGCGTGGTGTAACTGGGCATGGCGTCGGCGAACGCGAACACCTGCTGATACAGGCCGGCGCTCACCAGCGTGGACGTACCCGAACCCATGCACGCCTCGAGCGCCACGCCGAGTCCCTTGGTGGGGACCTCGATCGCCAGCGAACCAGCGGCGGAACGGAACGGGATCGTGCGGCGGTCCGACTGCGCCACGCGTGCGCCCGGCTTCAGACCCGAACCCTGCACAACGGTCTTACCGTCGGCGTGGCTGGCGTCGGTGAACATGTAGAAGCGATCCACGACCACGGGAGTGCCGTAGGTCGTTTCCTTCTTGAGTCCGAATTGCGCGTCGAGGAACGTGGTCACTTGGTGGCCTCCTTGGCCTTGGGCTCCACGACCGGAGCGAAGTTGTCAGGCTGGGCGACCAGCGCCGCGCCCTGCTCGTCGGACACCTCGAACACGTCGCCCGCGAGGACGATGCGCCCGAGCACTTCCACATCGCCCAGCGGCGACACATTGCGAACCTTCACGGGGACTCCTTGGGTCAGATGCGGGCTTCGTAGGTGATGGAGAACTGGATTTCGGCGACGGTCGAGCCGTAGTCGGCGAGCCGGTGCGGGGTGTAGCTCCACGCCGCCACAGACGCCTTCCAGACGCTCGCCACGTCGAGGGTGATGGACGCCCGCAGCAGGGCCTCAACGGCCGCCAGAATGGCGAACGCGGCGTCCCGTGCGCCCTTCACGTCGTCGTCGTCGTGGGCGCACCAGATGACGGCGTGCACCTCAGCCGACTCGTCACGGGTCAGGCGTTGCGCGTGCGGATAGACCTGCGTGCCGGACGCGCCGATCGTGCGGGATGCCTCAGCGTCATCGACGCCGATCAGCAACCAGTCGCCCGAGTTCAGCGACACGGGCCAACAGTCGGCCACCGTCACATCGGGCAGGGCAGCGGTTGAGGCAGCCAGCAGCGCGTCGATGAACGCGGGCAGAACAGAGGTGCTCACGCGAACCCCAACGGGGCCAGCAGGTGATCCTTCATCTTCTCAGCGGCCTTGTTCGGCACCAAGAACCCAGCCGGGACCGGGGCCTGACCGGGCAGCGACAGACGCGAACGCCAATCCTGAGCGGCGATGTCCAACGCGGCAGACTTCGCCCACCACGGGGCCGTAGCCCAACCCGCCACATAGGCCACGTTCAGCGGGCCAGTGATCCGGCCGTCGTCCTCGCGGCGGAGAAGCTGCGAACCGTCCACCCGGTAATCGGCCAATGTGAGCACCGAACCGGCCACCGTCGCAACGGAGGTCAGGGACTCGGCGCGGAAGGAGAGCACCAACTCGGGGCCCGAACCGGTCACGCGCTCGTAGACCGTGGTTTCAACCACCGGCCCGCACAGTTCCTCAACCTTGCCGACGCCCACCTCGAGCGACAGTTGCAACGATGCGTCCTCGGCCCCCGTCGCCTTCGTGTTGTTCACGTAGCCGCGCAGGTCCTCCACGGTCAGCCATGTGGTCATGTGGTCCGCCTGCGGGTCTGCCTCTTGGGGGCGGTGGGCATGGTTGCGACCTCAATCTCAACCGGGACAGGTTCAGCCATCCGGGCATTCAGGAGATCCACGGCCTCGGCGTCGGGAAGCTCCACAGTCTCGCCCATCGGCGGCCACTCGATCCCGTTGCGGGTGCCCGAGATGTTCACGCGCATGATGACCTTCATGGGTCGCTCCCTCTGTTGGGTTGGGAAGGGGCGCGGTCTTCCGAAGATGACCGCGCCCCCAGTTGCCTTGGCTCAGGCGGCGTTCCCGACGAAGACCTTGATGGCCCCCGTCTGGTCAGCGAGGATGCCGTCGCCACGGAGGACCGCCTTGAAGGTGATCTGATCCGTGTTGAACGCGAAGTCGGTGGACCGCTCGAAGCGGATGCCGCCCGCGATGCGCACGAAGTACGCGGAGAAGTCGCCGAAGATGATCGACTTGGCGGAGAGCGCCACGGCTGCCACGTTGGGATCGGAGACGACCGGCTTCCCGAGGATCGTGTCGGGAGCGCCCTGAAGGCCGGGTGCCCACAGGTACGCGCCCGTGGTGGCCTCCTTCAGCTTGCGGACGGCGGCGATCGTCGCGTCCCTCATCATCCACGCGGCGGACTTCGAGCTGCGATAGCCCGAGTTCACCGAGTAGAACAGGTCGATCAGGTTGTCTGCGGTGAACGCACCCGCGACGCTGGCCGCGCCAGTGACGCCGGTCGTGGCGGTCTGGACGATGCCCGACGGCTTGCTGGACGCGTTGCCGGTCACCAGATCGGCGCCGAACCCGTTGCCGAGCCCACGGCCGCACTGACGGGCAAGGAAGCCCTCCAGGTCGACGCCCGTGTCCTCGATCAGCTCGCGGGGAGCCTGCACGATGATGCCGTACTTGTACGCCCCGAGGGAACGCTTGGCGAACGCCGGGTCGGACTCGGTGAGGGCCACGTTCTCAGCGGTCAGCGTCGCCGTGCTGTAGCTCGTGGTCACCGGAACCTCGAAGGTCTCGCCGGATGCGGTCTCGAGGACGGTCGGCTTCGCGGCCATGACGCCCGAGGTCTCGATGATGTGCTCCATGAGCTGGCCGTAGAACGAGGTCGGGACGGTCGCGCCGCCCGAGCCCGGGGTGCCCTTGGTCAGGTCGCGGAACTTCACGTCGCGGTCGAGGGTGACGGCGGCCTTCTCGCCACGCAGGAACGAGCGAACCTCGTCCATGACGGGGGCCTCGGAGTTGCGCGACTGGGCTCCGGACATGACCTCAGTCATGGCGGCGTCAGCGTCGGCCTTGCGGGCCTCGAAGGCGCGGATCTGCTCGATGCGGGCACCGATGGCGTCGAGATCCTCGTTCATGCGCTCGAAGGTCTGAGACTCTTCGGCGTTGAGGTCGCGCTTCTCGGCCTCGGCTCCGTCAAGCAGGACCTTGGCCTGCTCGTGGATGTTCTTGCGGTTCTCCTGCAGGGTATTGATGAGCCCGTGAGACATGGTGATGTCTGCCTTTCAGTTGGTCGGGCGAATGGGGGAGGTTTCGAGGTGGGTTTCGCCCGGCCTCAGAAATGCATGGACAGCATCAGCCGCTTGCGCGCGATGGCGGCCGCGTGGGTTTCGCCCGGCGCGTCCTCCTGCACGTCGACCCGCAGAAGATCCGCGAGCCGTTCAGACTCGGCGGCGGCACGCACCGAATCGAAGTCAAGGTGCCGGGACTCAGCCAACGACCGCAGTCCAGACGTGGTGTCGAGGTAGGCCGGGTTCACGACCGGGGCCGTGTCGACCAGGTGGAACTCGGTCAGGGTCCGCAGCGGGAAGCCGCTCTCCGTCAGGGACCACTCGTCGCCGCCGGGCATGAGATGGAACGCGAACGACGACTTCGTGACATCGCCACGGCCAGCCAGCGCGGCAAGGTCGCGGGCATAGGACGTGTCGGGGAGGTCGACCTCGTACAGCAGGCCCTCGTCGTCCACCGACAGGCGGAGAGTGCCCGACGACGTGCGCCCCAGCAGGTAGTTGTCCTCGTGCTGGTAGCGGCACAGAACGTCCCCACCATCACGAAGGGTCTTGGTCAACGCGCCGGGAGCGATGCGCTCCACGAAGCCGCCGAGGTTCTGAGACAGCTTGTTGAACTTCAGCGCGTACCCACCGAGCCGGGTAATGCCGTCCTCGGCTGCGCGAAGCTCAACGACGCCCGTCGTGTAGCGGATTTCAACGGTCATGGGGTGACCTCCTCGGGTGCGGGGGAAGGTGAGGCAGCAGCGGACAGCGGCGCGAAGTCGTCGCCGTCAGCGATCGGCTCCAAGTCCTCCAGGGCGCGAAGCTCGTTGATCGACCTCATGCCGATCTGTCGTGCGGTCTGGTAGACGCTGTAACGCGTCCGGGTGTCGACCCGCTTGAAGGCGTCCACGTTGAACTTCACGTACTGCGGTTGTGGCATCAGCCGGAAGAAAGCGGCCTCGAACTTGGACACCCACGACCGGAGCGTGAACATCAGCAGCCAGTCGGTCTGGCCCTCCACTGTGTTGTACGTGAGTGACGCGCCCGTGGTGCCGCCCACCATTTCGGGCGGAATGTTGAAGATCGACGCCACCGTGGTCGCGTTGCCCTTCATCGACTCGAGGAACGCGGCGTCCCCCGCGGGGATCGTCATCACGTTTAAACCCCAGTCGCTGCCATGGACGAACGGTTCCCCGTTGCGGATCTTGGACCTCGCCCGGGCAGACACGGCGTCTGCCTGCTCGTCGGTCAGTTTCCCGCCCTTGTACTCGATCTCAAGGCCGGGCACCTGTCGGTTGCGCGCCCAATCCCGCGAGGCAAGCTGGGCGGTCTCAGCCGAGCCGAGCGTGACGGCGAATGCCCGGATAGGCGAGATGCCAACCAGTGAACCGGGAACCACGACGGCTGGAATGTGCACCAGCCGGGAACGGTCAACCTCGCGGCCGGACACGTAGAAGCGCGGCATGACGCCGGACTCGTCAACGATGACGCGCGCCGGATTCAGCCACTGGACTCCGGTCGGCTCACCAGCGGTGCCGAACCCAGACTTGAGCCCCCACGCGTTGCCGTGGGTCAAGGCGGACACGACGCCACGCTGGATGAAGTCGACCGTCGTTGAACCGTCGATCGGATCAGCCAGCCACGCAGGCAACGGGAGCGCCTGCCGCCTGCTGTCCGCAGTCTTGCGGTAGGCGTGCAGCGGGAGCGTGGCGATCGTCTCGGAGATCAGCTTGATAGCCGAATACGCGGGGGCGATCGACAGGAGGCGATCCTGCGTCATGCCACCGTTGTCGCTCCAACCGGAGTCAGTGACGAACGCGGACGGGTCGACGGAGCGGGTCTCAGTCTTGCGGAACAGACTCACGGGCCGCCCTCCAATCAACCAGCAACGAAAGCAGCAACAGCAGGACGCCAGCCACAACCAGCGCGGCGGGGATGGACCGGAACGCGACGAACAACGACACGCCCGCGATGACGAGAAGCGACCCGGCAAGGTCAAGCCATGTGCTCAACGGGGGACCGCCTCTCA